TGGCCCGGCTGGCAGGAATCGAACCCACATCGGACGCTTTAGAAGAGCGTTGCCTTATCCATTAGACCACAGCCGGTTTATTTGGTACCCCTGCTCAGATTCGATCTTGTCAAGTAGTGTTGTTTTTTTACAACATAAACAAAAACCCCCTAGTTTTTTAGGCTAGGGGGCTTGTGTTTAGATTGACTTTTAGCAGGTAGTCAGTCCGTGCCCCCTCGGCAGTTTTCCCAAATTGCAGGTGTGCGTGAGCCTACGAATGGCATCGCATATGTGCAATCTAGTTTTCTACTGTGGACGGATATGGACTGCATTAGTCTTCCTTTAAAAGTTTTATTTGTCATGTATCTATATATGTTTTCACTTGCAGTTTTGCGGCACTTGTGAAAAATTATTTTTGTTTATTGTTGAATGATGCGGCAACATTCTTAGATTGAAAGAATGATAATAGCACCAATGCCGCTAACCATTCCCAGAATCCGTAAGCAATTGTCGTGCCGAACAAAGTATTGATCGACCATACTAGTGCAAGTGGAGATAGTACGGCTAGTACTACAACCAAAAGAACTAAAAATATAATTGCTGTTCCATTATTCATTTGTTACTCCATTCATCTTCAAATTCATCAAAGTCTTCATCAGAGAAATTTTTAGGATCAAAGTTACGCAACTTCTGCTGTAACTTTTGATGATTCTTACCTTTGTTTTCTCTCAAAGGTTTCTTCTTTGGGTTGGGTTTGTTATTATCATCATCTTCAAGAAACTCACGAAACCCTTTGATCTTCTTATCAGTTTTAGACATGTTAAGCCTGCGATTCTCCTACGAACAATTCAGGTAGTGCCTCTTCTACTACCCTTCTAGTAATGCCTTTGTAGCCTGTCAATTTTTTGTCTTTGATCATAATGGCTAGTTTGGCTTCGTCAGCGGAAATGCTTTCTAGCATTTCAATAAAAATCTTTTCTTTACGAACCTTGGTCAAATTGTTCTTTGCGCCTTTCACAAAGTACCCAAACTTTTTCAAGTCTTTGAGTAATCTATTGTAACCCCAATTGTCTGGAATGTCAAGTTGCTTGTATGGCGGTGTGCCTTCAGGCAAATCAAATTGAATGTCTCTATTGTATACAAATGTGAGAACAGTTTTCAATTCAGGTTTCAAATTAGCAATCTCGCGCAAGTGTGCTACGCGATCCTTTGCTGGTACTTCGTTTACAATTTTAAGCAACTCTGGTATAGTTGCTCGGCTAATGTCTGTCGGCATATTAAAATTCCTGTATATGTTCCATCAATTGTTTCATGCGGTTCTTGATGAAATAGTTAAGTATCTTATCTTTACCTTTCACTTCTTTAGGGCTACGATAAGCGGTTAGAATCTTCTCTGCATATTCACTAGGTACTTTTGACAAGTCAATCAGACTTTCATTTCGCTGATAGTTACGCAACATCGATGCATCGCAAAAGTCTTCTGGCTTCTGCGTTACCCATATATTTAGTTTTTTCTCAGTTACAGGCTTCTGGCGAGACTCGGTAATGAACGTATCATCGCTAGACAGAATGTTAGGAATGCCGTCACCTCGGTCGCCCTTGATGATATGCTCTTTCAGAAACTTGACCGGTTCGCTAGTCTTGAGAAACTTCTTCGCAATTGGGCTATACTGATCCACATTGGCAAACTTCTGCAACTGCATAAAGTCTTTGTCGCTAGACAGAATGAGAATCTTTTCACTTTGCGAATTACGCAACTCTACTCCGTAGTTGGTACAGATAGTACCGATTACATCATCTGCTTCGGTCTTGTCAATCTGAATTACTTTGTACGGAAAGTTCTCGCGAATCTCATCACGGACTTTGTTCAATGTTTCAAAAATCAGATTCCAGTCATACGGAGACTCCTCACGCGCCTTCTTGCGCGAGGCTTTGTAGTAAGGAAATAAATCTCTGCGCCAATATTTCTTATCATCAGCACAGACAATTATTTCGCCGTACTCTTCTTTAAACTTCACATTGTACATGCGAATGCTATTGAGTACCATGTGGCGAATCAAGTTCTCATTGATACCCGCACTAGTGATGCCAGGTTGCATCATTAGATTGGAAATCATGACTTGGTTCAAGTCGAGTAAAATCATTTCAATATCCTAATTCACTATTCTGAGGATAATTGTATCAGAATTCATGCGACCTGTCAAGTTACTTTCTTTGGTAGACAAGTCTGGCAGAATCTTCTTGATCTTTACTTTGCCAGCCTCCATCAGTTCTTTGATAGTTGCCGCTGGCTTGCGTAGACGTTTGCCAATGGAAGTTTGTTCGTTGAAGTTCTGCAATGTGCTACCCTTCACGGACAAGCCTTTTGCATTGTCAGCATTGTAAACACCAAGCAACTTTGTCTTTGTGTTATATGTCCACACTTGCAATGCGCCAATCACTTTCTCTGGTGCGACACTCACCAAACCAAGTTCGGCAAAGTCTTTTGCGTAGTTCATCTTCGCAACTAGAACAGTCGCAGGCTTTTCTTTTACCTTACGCTTCTTGCGGGTTGGCTTCACACTTGCGCGGCTGTTTGCGGCGACCACAATCGAATCAAGAAAATCTTTGAATCTACGCAACTCTGGTTTTGTAAAGTTTGAATAGCCTTCTTTCAATTGTTCATCTTTAGTGGTCATCACTTCTTCAATGTACTTCGATTGTGTGATAAACACTTCGCAAATTCTCTTCAGCACAACGGAAGACAATTTGCGGGAACGGAAATATGAATTCATATCAATGTTTGATTTACATCCACTATGAATAAAGTCATCCACTATTCCTTCAATCTCACCTGCTTCTTCACTTGCCTTTTCACGAATTCGATCCTGAATATTCACTACAGGCGTAGAAGGTTCTTCCTCTACAACTGGAATATTTTTTTTCGCATTTTCTATGATTCTTTTGTATTCGGTCTGAAAAAATTCTTTGAATCGTTCAGATGGTTGATAGCCTTGACTCATCATTCTAGCAATCCATCCTACTTGAATTGGAAATGAGTTTTCGCTTGTCTTTGATACTGCATCAACTTCAGGCTTTGGTCGACCAACGCCTTTTACATATTCAAGTAGAAATGTTTTGGATTGTTTTCGGTCACAGAAATAATTATACCATGTGAGTGCCGACATTTCGGCTGTTTTAAGATTTTCAATTTCAGATTGATTAGACCATGTAGGTTCTTCACCTGCAAATTTGTTATCACCACCGGTCGAAATTCTCGACAACTTCATTGTATATCCTTACAGTTTAAATGCAATGTTTGTGATTGAATCGAAACGGAATGAACGCCATTCATTTTTATCCAAATCAAGCACGGACAAAGCATCTTCACTTTTTGCTTTTGTTTGTCCAGTCTTTTTTTCGTATACTGGCAACTTTGATTCTTCCAAAGTGGCATTCATAACTCTCATTGTACCGTCTTTTTTCTGAAATGTCAACTCAACAGCACCCATTTTTAAATGAGAGATTAGCCAATCTCGGAACATTTTTTGTTCACTAACACTAGCCGTTTGATACCATGTTTTAATTTCTCCAGTTTTCATAATTAAACTCCTTTAGTCCTTTTCGTTTTCCTTTTCATTTTCAAATGAAATGTGTGTATACAAATGGTCGTACAACTCTTTTACGCCTCCAATGTATTTTGCATGTAGAAACACATGTGGAACTGTTACAGTACCTGGAACCAATTTCTGCAATTGGTCATGGGTGTAGTCTCTGCCAAGACAAAAAATTTTGTATGGCTTTCTACACACTATCAGCAATGTTTCTGCTTTCTCACATGCTCTACTGTTTTCTGCTCCGTATATGTAATACATTAATTCCCTGCATAAACTTGAACATAGTCACCCGGTTCATAATTTAAAAAATCGTGCATTATTGTTCCACGAAACTCATAAGTTACTTGATAACCTATCAGCGCCTTAACCATTACTGGTTCACTTACTTTATAACAGTAAAATTCTTTTTCTGTATTCATTGGTGCAACTCTGAATATTCTAGTTTCACCAATCATACCAGAACGCATATATGTTACTGGTGCGGTTGTTCTAGTACAAACTTTCTTAGCCGCCGCCTTTTCAATATCTTGATATACA